CCTGCGATCAATTTTAACGGCGCTCGGATTCGCTTTGAATACAACGTATCATCCGGCACCTGGGACGCCATGACGGGCGACCGAGACGCATTCGAGATTCTGCTACTTTCGAGCGCTGGTAACTCGGTGCGATGGGAATGGCCTAAGTCCGTTCTACACGGCGACGGGGCGTGGCATGAGTTCACCCTAGAGATATACGGATCTAGCCCGCAAGTTCAGGAGTCGTTAGGGACTATCAACGCCGCCAATGTCATACAAATAAATATCGACTGGGAAACAACGTCGTCTGGGAACACGGGCGCGTTCTCTATCCGCAATCTACGCAGCGAGGCGCGGACATTCCCCGAGCATCCGATAGACGTGGCGGAATGGCTGATCGAGGACGAGCTGGGCGAGGCTGTGAATGCTGCATCATTCACCACAGCGAAAACCAATCTACCTAGCGTGACAATCTCGGGTGACCTCAGGGATGCAGGTGGCACCTTTTCTGAGGTGCTGGGGCGGATTGGCTTCGAGAGTCGCACTAACTTCATCGTCGAGGAGCGCTGGCCGTCTGCCTCCACTTCTGTCTACAAGGCCATGAATGCGCTTTCTACCTATGCTTTCCCAGCCTCTGGGGCCAGCCTGGTAGTGGGTGACTATGGCGCACTGAAGGTGTCCACAAAGCAGATCGGAGAGCGCCCCACCGAGTTCGCAGCAATTTTCGACCGACACCATGACTATGCGCTGAGCGACCTGCTGGCCTACCGGGACCTGCTCCAGGCCAACACCACCACCAATGACCTGGCCTCTGACGGAGTGCTGACTGCCACCCTCACCACACAGCAGGACCTGGTGGGTGTCCGGCCCAGCGGGGTGGAGGTGTTCACCCTGATTGGTGACAGCACCAGTGCCATTGAGGTGTGGGCCTATTATGTGGCTGAGGCCCTGCGTGGCACAGCCAAGCGCTTCAGCATGGAGCTGCCCTACCGCCATTCCTATGCGCTCGAGCTGGGCGACATCCTGACGCTCACCCCCACCTACACCACCAGCACAGTTAAAGTACGCGTGACGGCGCTAGCCTTCTCATTCACTGAGCCCACCATCCTGGTGAGCGCTGAGGAGGTGCTGTAGTGAGCTGGGAAACCACATCCTACCTGCTGGGTGCGCTGCTGCTGCCCTCTGTGGGCTTTGCCATTCGAGGCTATTGGATGCTGTCGAAGCTGCTGGACATGCACCGAGACCCTGACCGCTATGGGTTCGGCACCATCGCACTGTCCAAGGTCATCCAGGCCAACAGCGACACGATGGCGCGCATGACAGACTGCGTAGAGGATCTGGGTGGTGTGCTGCGCTGGTGGATTGCCCAGGGCGACCAGGCCGAGCCACCCCCACAATTGAGAAATCCGAAGTGAGTGAGAAAACACCCTTCAGCCCTGCCGAGTTCGACCTCGCCTGTCGAGAACTGGAGCAGCGCCACCCGGCCTGCTGGGCCACTTCAGGCTATCGGGGCATGGTGCATAATCTCGATGTCGGCGGGCATCCAGGCAGCAAGCACACCGTCAGGCCCTGCATGGCCAGGGACTACACAGCCACCACAGGCGCTGAGAGGCTGGCCCTGGCACAGACCGCTGGAGAGCTGGGCCTCTGGTATGAGAGCAGACCCCATGGCACAGGTGCTCACGTTCACGTCCAGGGCTTGCCACCTGGCCCGATTCCACATCATTTCAAGACACGCTACCAGGAGGGCTGAGGTTATGGTCAAAAAAGCACATGAGCAGGGAGGCCGTAGAGGCCAGATCAGGCACAGCAGTGAAGCGATGGGAGCCAGTGGCATCCTGTGGGTGCTGCTTAATCGCATAGAAGGCCTCAGCAGTGCAGAGAGCACAGCGCTGATGGGTGCGGGTGTGGTCATCCTGGGAGCGCTGGCCAAGGCCTGGTCTGAGTATGGACTCACGGCAAAGCTGCTGGGCAAGCTCAGCCTGGGTGGCCTGGTGGTGACGCTGGGCTGTGCGGGCCTGATTGGCTCCAGCGCACCTCAGGGCATTGATGTGGGCAATGGTGAAACGATTGTCGCGCACACTGTGGAGGGTGTGGCCTGGAGCTTCTGGGATGGAGGCATAGGCCAGAATGTCGAAGGCGGCACTGGAGGCCAGACCACAGTGGGTGTTTTGCAGGGCATCGTGGAGGCTGTGGGCAAGGTCATCGCTGGCATGTTCACGGGGCTGGGTGGCATCGGCCAGGGCATCACAGAGGCCACCACAGCACCCGAGTGACTACAGGCCCCACCAATGCCGCACCAGCAGGCCCAGGGCTGCCCAGAATAGACAGCACCAGGCCAGCGTGAGCCAGTGCCAGCGGGTGAGGCGAAACACGGGTCTCCTCAATGCTCCACCTCCTGGCCCTTCTGGATAGCCTGGGCACCTTTGATGGCATAGCGCAGCGCATCACTGACCTCCTTGATGGCCCTGCCCACTGGGGTCTGCTCTGGTGCTACTCCATCCAGGTCATCAGCAGCCATCAGCATCACCTGGACCAGCGCTGCCTGCCTCAGCTCCAGCTTCTGCTGTAGATCCTTGATGACCTGCTCCAGGTGCTCGATCCGCTTCCACTGGTCTGTGATGCTCTGCTCCTGCCTGACTGCCCTCTGACTCATATAGCGTGGCGCCATGGTGAAACCCTCCAAGTAAGCAGGGGCAGTGCCAGGAACATCCCAACACTACCCCTGCTGTGCCCCCTACCCTCTGCTATCTGCTGTACTCGGTGCGCCCCAGTGCGGCATCGCGCAACCCTTTGACGGACTCAGCGAGGCTGGCCACCTCCTGCTCGAGGCGCTGGATTTCCAGCAGGGCCTCTGCGAGCTGCTCTTCGATGTGGACGACCTCAGTGGGGTCAATCTCGAAATCATCATCAGGATCAGCCACCACCTGCTGTGTGACCTGATCTGTCACAGGCAGAGCCAAGCCAAAGCTCCTCATGTGTCCAGCTCTCAGTGCCTCAGTCGAGCGCTTGGCAACCATCAGAAACCAGCCTTTGACTGGTCATACTCATCAGCAAAGTGGTCAGGCTCCTGGTCCATCACTGGGTTGCCCTGTGGAGGCGCTGGCTGCGCTGTGCGGGGCCTGACACCCTGGTCCACCATGGCTGCTGCAATGCGCTCCTTGGCCGCAGCAGAGTCAGCCTGGAGCGTGTTGGGCACTGCCACGATCCGCACCCCCCAGCATGGTGAGCCGGATACGGTGGTGGTCATCTCAGCGTGCAGCCGGATGCGCTGCCCAGGCAGACTCTCCACCTGGACGTCCTCACCAAACAGCATGATGAGGCGTTTCCTGTTGGTGGGCTGGCAGCCGAACTTCTTTTCGTGTTCGTGGAACGTCAGATCCAGGCTCACTTTGCCATCAGCAAAGGTGCCCATTTGAGCCTGCTCGATGGTCAGGTCCAGGAAATCAGCAGCAGGGTTGCTGCCCAGATCCTCCACCTTGATCCATTGGCCTGAGAGAGTGTCTGCGATGCGTACCATAAAGACTTGCTCCAATTCAATTCAGTGCCACAGCATGTGACTCCCCACTTCTACCACGAAACGCTATAGTGTGGCAAGAGGGGAGGCACCAACATGAACAGACTAAAGAGCCTGAGACAGGGCCATGGACTCACACAGGAGGGATTGGCCCACAAAGCGGGGCTGAGCTTCACCACCATTAACAAGCTCGAGAATGGCCACCACCAGGGCACCGAAACCACGCTACGCAAGCTGGCCAAGGTGCTGGGGCTGCCACAGAGGCACTGGAAGCAGCTCACCGAGCCAGTCTAAACTCCACCAGGCTCCACCATGCTGCTAAATGCTCACTCATTCGCGTGTGGCGTTGCATTGCCACAGGAGAAATGAATATAGCTTCATTGGAGGGTGAAACCCGACCCTCCTTCTCCACTCACACCAGTCTGCTGTAGTGGGCCGCCACGCCGAGCCCGACGCAAGCAGACGCTGACCGCAGGCCATTTAAATTCATTTCTTTTGACAGAGCTGCGCCCTACGGGCGGGCAGGGAGGGAGGGCGAGAATGACAACCAGCAAAGAGCACAGATCGACGCTATGGCCATCAGCTTGCGCGATAGAGAGCTGCGAGAATGACAGCAGGCCGCATGGATTCTGCCACTATCACAGCGCCACTGCGGCTGAGATCGGCCAGATGAGGGCTGCGCTGCTGACTGTCAGGGCCGACCTGGCCCAGGCCACCAGGGAGCTCGCCGAGGCCAAGAGAGAGGTGGCTACCTTCTGGGGGGAGCCTGATGCAGCAGCCTGATCTGTTCGACCTGGAGGAGGGCAGGAGGCTCAGGCAGGGGGCCCTGGATGCTCAGGAGGATCAGAACCCCACCTGGCTGGAGGAGGCGCGCAGGGTGGCGCAGGTCATTTCCGACACACACGGCCAGGTCAATGCCAATGAAGTGAGGAGGGTGATGGAAGCGCGGGCATTGTTCCCAAAGCACCCAAACGCCTGGGGGTCTGTGTTTCGAGGCAAGAGCTGGCAGCGCACTGGTGAGCGGGTGCCCAGTGCCATCAAGACCAGCCACGCCAGTGAAATCAGCGTGTGGCGGCATGTGCATTGAGGGCAGCTCGAGCCAGGGACACCACTGAGCCAGCCATTGTCAAAGCGCTCAGAGCTATTGGCTGCTTCGTGCTCCAGTGTGACCACCCTGATCTGATCGTGGGATACAGGCAGCGCACGTTCCTGATAGAAGTGAAATCGCCACAGAAGCGCACCAGGCTCCAGCCTTCCCAGGTGGACCTCTTCGAGCGCTGGAGGGGTGGCCCGCTGGCTATAGTGTGCAGTGTCGAGGAGGCGCTAGACTTGGTGACATGCACCGAGGGCAGCACCGATGCCAAACCCTGAGAACCTGAACCCTCCATGGATACCTGGGCAGTCTGGCAACCCCACTGGCAGCAGCGCTGGGCGCCGCAGAGCCACCAGGCTCAGGCAGGCCTTTGATGACCTTCTGGCTGTGCCGATCCCTGAGGACATCGAGCTGGACCTGCCTGAAGGTGTCGAGCTGCCAGAGGGCACCACCTTTGCTGAGCTGATTGCACTGCGTGTCATCATGGTGGCAGCACGCACCCCCAAAGTGGGCGACATCCTGGCCGCTGCTGCCATGGTGCTGGCCTCCACAGCTAAGCCAGACATGGCCCTGCCCCCAGCAGTCTGGAAGACGCCGATCCTGCCAGCCACCGAGGAGCGCAGGCTGGCCATTGCCGAGCAGCTAGGGCTGTCAAAACAGGGGCAGTGAATGACAGGCTGGAGTGTGGGCGATCTGGTATGGCCCTCCACCATTGAGCTGCCTGTCACTCCTACCCCCAGGCAGGCCCTGGCGCTGTCCATGGACTGGAAGCGGGAGCTGCTCTTTGGTGGCGCCGCAGGAGGTGGCAAGAGCTTCTACCTGCTGGCTGCTGCGCTTCAGTATGTGGACTGGCCTGAGTACAAGGCTCTGATTCTGCGCCGCACGTTCCCACAGCTCAAGATTGCACTGGGCCTGCTAGAGCTGGCCAACGAGTGGCTCACAGGTCAGGCTGAGGGCTACGCTACGATCGACGGTCTGCCAACTAAATGGCGTTTTCCGTCCGGCGCACAGCTCGACTTCGGCCATTGCCAGTACCTGAGGGACCGCGAAAACTACCAGGGAGGTGGCTGGCACTATGTGGGTGTCGATGAGCTGACCCAGTTCCTCGAGGATCAGTACACCTATATCGCTTTCTCCAGGCAGCGCCGCACTGTGGACAGCCAGATCCCCATCAGGGTGCGGGCCACCTCCAACCCTGGTGGCACTGGGCATGAGTGGGTGCGTGAGCGCTTCAAGCTCAATGCCGATGAGGTGAGCGAGGCAGACCCTGTGGCCTTTGTCAGTCTGGCCAGGGCCTTTGTGCCCAGCAAGATTCGCGACAATCCCTACCTCGATGCCGATGAGTACGAGCAGAGCCTGATGGAGCTGCACCCCTATGAGAGGGCCATGCTGATGGAGGGGGACTGGGATGTCAGGCCACCTGGTGCGCTGTTTCAGCGGGACTGGTTCCCGATGCTGGAGGCCCTACCTGGCCAGGTGCGCCGCCGAGTGCGCTTCTGGGATCTGGCAGCCACTGAGAAGAAAGCAGGCAAGGACCCTGACTACACAGTGGGCACCCTCCAGGCTGAGCTAATGGGCGCCGCAGTGGACTATGTGGTGGAGGATGTGGAGCGATTCCAGCTAGAGCCTGGGCCACTCGAGCAGAGGCTCCGAGCTGTGGTGGTCAGTGATGGCCATGAAGTGGAGCAGGTCATCGAGCAGGAGGGTGGCAGCGCTGGCAAGATTGCAGCCAAAGCGCTAGGGCGCGCACTGGATGGCTATCATGTATCCTTTGAGCGCCCCACAGGCTCCAAAGCTGTGAGGGCTGGCCCATTTGCCTCTGCGGCTGAGCAGGGCAGAGTGGGTGTGCTGCGCCGCGCCTGGTGCACAGAGTGGTTCAGAGAGCTGGAGAGCTTCACTGGTGATGACAAAGGCCATGACGACCAGGTGGACTCAGCCAGTGGCTGCTATGCCAGACTCGCTCTGAGTGGTGGCGTGTCATGGGGGGACATCTACCCAGATGCTAGAGCTAAGGCTGCCACGCAGTGACCACTGAGAGCTACCTAATCTCACCTAGTGGGGGTGGGGATGGTGACCAGCTCATGCGCAAGATTGGGGCAGCTTCCCAGTCTGTGACTGAGGTGGCTGGCTTTGTGGGTTCTCAGTTGGTGGGCTTTTTTCAGCACCCCACAGCTTGTTTCTTTCGCTTCGAGGTGACTGTGCCTGAGGGTGCCACCATCAATGGCATCCAGCTCGTCCTCAAGACAGCAGCCAGTGGCACCCTGGGGCCTATTGATCTCGTGGGTGGCTTCTGTAAACGCCAGGGGGGCCTCAATGCCTGGGAGCTTGCCAGTGGCCTGGGCGCCTGGAGCACTGACACCGATGTGCCTTTTGGTGAGGCCAACACTTTTACAGGTGTCCAGACCTATTCCACTGTCTGGTGGGGCGATGCTCCGGCGTTTGCGGACGACGAGCTGGAGGTGGTGACTGGCGTTAGCCAGACCTGGAGTATCGGGGAGGGGACGCTGACCGGTGGCACTGCGGCTGATGTCACTGGCATGGTGTCACAGCTCCAGAGCTACCTGGACGATGAGACAGTCAGCGCCACCCGAGGTGATACGGTTGCAGGCGCTGTCTCTGTGCTGTTTCAGATCTATCGGCACTATGCGGGCACTTCGTCTCAATCACAGCCCCTGCGATTCTCAGACCACACCAACACAGGCAGCCACCCAGTGCTCAAGGTAGACTGGACCCTGGATAGAGAAATCACAGGTGCTCTAGACCTGGTGCCAGCAGTCAGTGGGGGCGTAGATCTGACCCCAGCAGTCAGTGGCACTGAGAGCCTGCTGGCGTCTGTCTCTGGGGATGTCAAACTAGGCTAGGAGGCAGCTCAGTGGCTAACGTCATTCGCTACAAATCAGACACCCTGGTGCGCTATCGGGGGACCATCGACGCAGGTGGCTCCACAGCCATCACTGTGGCGTCAGGCGGCAGTGGCTCTGCCAAGCTCTTCGACGACAATAAAGACACCACCCTAAGCGCCGCTGAGGCTACCAGCCAGACTGTGCTGAGCGTGAGCGCCACTAGAGGCAATGGGCATGGCTTCCAGGTGGGCGATGCCCTCTACATCGAGCTGGACGATGGCACCTATGACACCAGTGATATCGTGTCCATCCAGCACGCAGACAAAACCATCACGATCACCACAGGCCTGACCTCAGCAGCCGCAGCAGGCGCCCACATTGCAGTGCTGCTGGGTGCCTCCATCACCCTGAGCGAATATGGCACTCCAGTGGTGCCCTATGTGCCAAACGCAGACTGGGGCTGGAGGGGCACCATTGCAGACACCCATGGCGACCTCGAGGTGGGCATGGCTGTGCGCATTCAGATCGAGCTGAGTGGGGGCGCTGGATTGCAGAGCAGGCGCCGCATCACAGCCACAGTGGAGGGCTACGCATGAGCTGGAGAGACTGGGCAGCGCGCAACATTCTCAGGGTCCACCCAGCGCATGACAGAGCGCTCACCAATCCCATCTATCGTTTCGGCCAGTTCCGCACTGGCATCACAGCCACAGAGCAGCAGGCCACCCCAGCTCAATTAGTCACCGATGGCTTTGCAGGTGTGCAGGCCACAGCCACTCGAGCCATCGGCAACAGGGTGAGTGATCTGGAGTTCAGAGTCCAGGAGCACATCAGGGCCGAGGCAGGCACAGCCACCTGGGAGGACAACGACACCCACCCTCTGCTGGCAGTGCTTCAGCGCCCCAATATGCTGCTCAGCAGGCGTCAGCTCATGAAGGTCACCAGCTACTGGCTCACCCTCACAGGTGAGGCCTTCTGGCTGATTGTCACCAATGGAGCAGGAGCCACCCGAGAGCTGTGGCCGATGAGCCCTCGCAATGTTGAGAAGCTGGCCAGCGATGCGCTGCCAGTGGCTGGCTATGTCTTTCATGGGGATAAGGGTGAAACCCACTACAGCCCTGATGAGGTGGTCTGGATGTTCGACCCAGACCCTGCCGACCCATTCAAAGGGGTGGGGGTGGTGGGGCCACAGGCCAGGGACTTCGATGCAGGCACCTTTGCCAGTGACACAGTGCGCAACCACTTCAGGCAGGATGCCACACCGAAAACAGTGCTGAAGGCCACCGACGATGCCAGGATGCCAGACCCTGAGCAGAAGAATGCTTTCTGGGCTGACTGGGGTAACCGCTACAACAAGCGCGGGGGCGAGAATGTGGGCCTGCCTGCTTTCCTTCCCTCTGGATTTGACATTCAAGAGCTGGGTGGTGCCTCCAACATCGAGGAGGCCAAGGGCATCATGGAGCACCTGCGTGACACCCTGCTGATGGCCTCAGGAGTGCCGCGCTCCATCCTGGGTGATGTGGTCGATGCCAACAGGGCAGCCGCAGACACCAACAGACTGGTCTTTGACCGACATACCATCAAGCCACAGGTGGGCCTGATCTGTGACGCACTCACCCACCAGCTCGCTGTGCCCGAGTTCGGTGTGGACACCCGAGTGGTGGTGGAGGCCTTTGTCTCAGATGATGAGGACCTCAGGCTCCGTGAGGAGCAGCAGGACCTGAGCCTCAAGGTGCGCAGCATAAATCAGGTGAGACAGGACAGGGGTTTAGATCCGGTAGAATGGGGCAAGGACCCAATAGGCAGCTTCTCAGACCAGCCCTATTCTGGGGAGCCTGGTGCCAATTTGTTTGCGCCCAGTGAGCAGGAGTCTGGGCCAGATGACAGTGATGACAGCAGTGATGAGCCGATGCAGGAGGCTGATGAGGAGCTGGAGGCAGAGCAGGAGGAGGGCAGAGCTTTCCTGGTGCGCCGAGAACAGGCGCGCATTGCTGCCCACTTTGCACCTGAGGCCGCCTGGTCCAGGGTTCTTCAGGCAGAGGCTGAGTTCATCCCACTCATGCTGTCCAATCTGCGCAGGGTTTTTGCAGGACAGAAGGCCCTCACACTGGACTTCATGGCAAAGAATGAGGACCTCCTCAGAGCCATTCAGGGTGGCTACAGCAGGGCAGACCTGGTAGAGCAGCTCTTTGAGCTTGAAGACATGACCAGGCTCTTTGATGTGCTGGTCAC